GGAAACGCTCTCAAGTTGCGTGAGATGCTGGTGGAGGCGTACGGGAAGCCGAATCGGGGTGAGGGATGGACTGTGTTTCGCCTGAATGTTTAACGTCTGCGACGAGTAGGACGAGTCTTGCGAGCACGACGAGTCTTCCTACGACCTCTACCAGCAAATCTTTCATGTATAGCTCTTATTCCAAACGGGTCATCTGATAAACCTGACACTCGAGGCTCTGGTGCTGACGGTGGAGTCGAAAGACCAGGAAATCTGAATCGCAACTCTTCTTCTCTTCTTGCTGCCGATGCCAATGCTGCTGCTTGCTCTCTTTTGACTTCTTGGGCACGGTTGTATGCTGCCTGCATTATCGCTGGGTCACGAATCCCTGCCAAATATACATTGCCCGATACCATCGTAGTATCAGGAGAACGGTTTCGAGCAATCTTATATGCTTGATATTGGTCTTCTCCAACTCGGAATACAGCAATTATATCATTTGTGGATGGTTCTGTCATAAAGAAGAAGAGCAGACCATTGGTTTCTACCACATTGGTATTGGCATTGGCTAATGCGAGTGTATTTCCCACATAAAATCCAGGTGGTGCTTGTTCCGTTGATTTATAGTACTGTCCCAAGGTCGTAGGGAATCCATAAGAAGTTGGTGCTGGTGTTGCCGTTGTTACCGGAGTAACTGTTGCCGCTGCCATTGTTCCAGGGAATCCAAACCCTAACGGAGTTGTTGTTACTGGAGCTGCTGCCGCTGCTCGGGCTTCACGAGCACTACGTCTGGCTTCAGCAAACATTGCCACACCTGAATCCGCTGTTGCTGGTCTTACTGCTGGAGCACCAGCAATGGGTTCTAAATAAAGATCCACACCGTTTACTGTAATATACTGTTCTTGACGATTTTGAGTCTTGTTTAGCTTATAGTTTGTTGTGATACCGCCATATCCGCCAGACCCTCCTTGCGTTATGCGAATTCCGTAGATTCCATCGTTTGTTACAAATTTTGCCGCATATGCTTGAATACCTGCAGCACCGCCAGCGCCTGCTGCTGTAGGATAAAGAGTTATACTCGATGGTATGAGATTCCATAGGATTGTATCTCCTGGATTCGTATTTCTCAGATACCCCCCTAATGATGTTGTTGTTATAACCGCTGGTGTTGTTGTTGGAGCACCTGCTGCCGCTCCTGGAGGAGGAATAAAGTATTTACGAGGCATCGCGATCATTTCATTGCGAGCACCGGTGTCTTCGTATGATCGAAGATATGTTCCACTTGTTGGTGAAGTTAGGTAATATGTAGCTCGACCTATCTCTACGCCATTGTCTAATGTATTGTCTAGATCGTCTATCTCATGACTGTAGTAAATTCTTACATATCGATATAATCCAGTGTCTGGGTCGGGACTATTTGGAGCCGTTGCTTCAAACGAAAAACTACGCGTTAAAATGGTATGAGTTGTAAAGCCTTCTGGTAAAGGAATAGAAAACCCAACTTCATTGTCACCGATATACCACCTTCCTCCATATTTAAAGAATGAAAGTGTATGAAATCCGCGTTCTCTACGACCTAATGCTACATTCACTCTTTCTTCCAAAAAGAAAAACTGAACACCTACCATCCTCTCTAGTTCAGGTGTGCTATAGGTTATCTCATACTCTCCTTCACGTCGTGTCATAGGTCCAGTAACTAAACGTGCCCCTGGAGCTACATTTTCCAATACACGATCGACAATTGGATCATAGTTCTCTGGACTATATCCATATAGCATGTTTCTTGGTCCACGACGAGCCAACAAAGCAGTTGGCGTTTCAAGCCTTCTGTTCGCAACGGCGAATACACTTGAACAAAGAACTCCAATATCTGATCTCACACCGTTTCTTTCGATAGTCGCGCCTTGACTTGCCATTCGAGCCAGACCAAATCCAGTTCCTTGTAGACGTTCTTCGTATTCATCAATCAGTCGTAGGAATCGAATCGAAGTTATTGTCGTATATATGTCTCCAAGAGCTTGAAACAAATTAGCACCTGCTTGAGCTTCACCTAATCTATCGACAATCCATTGATCATCGTATATTGTTGTTTCAGCATTTGGTAAGGTAAGAAATACCTCAATCGCATTTTCTGCGAATTTCTCGCCAATTCCATCAGAAAAGGACAAGATGATTTGAATCGCGTCGCTTGCACAATTTCCTTCGTGCTGCGACTGAATAGGAAACCTACTCCCATACTGCCGTTGTATACGGCTAATTCGGTCTTCCAATTCTCTGACGGTTCTCGGAATGACGCCGCCCTTCATATTGTATTATGAGAAGCTTTAAAAATGGATTTGTGCTTCATTAGGTAACAAACGTATCCCACAGCAAAATGGAGAAGACATACTCACGTGAGTTCCTACAGGCCGAGCGGTCTCGTTTCCGCGAGGAAATTCGCCAAAAGGCGATTCAGAGCCATGTGAATCAGAACTGGCAATTCGTCCTAGGTGCTGCACGTGAAGGAAAGACTCGATATACAATTGACATTAATATCGGGTTTCGCGTCGGTGACTACAGCCTTACTGTTGACGACTTGATTGAAGGATATCTTGCGAAGTTTCCAGGATGTAAGGTTGAGTATGGTGAGACATGGGAAACTTCTCCTAAAAATCCCAACCAAATGAATAAAAAGTCAGGGATTGTTATCGATTGGTCTTAACAATGAACGAATGTCCTATCTGTTACGAGGACATGGTCGCACCTACCCGACTCCGATGCGGACATACCTTTCACAAACACTGTATAGACAAGTGGGCAGAGCACCACTGCACGTGTCCATATTGTCGTGATGTTTTTCGTGTGAAACTTCCACCTCCCAATCTAGAGATGACGCTCGCGATGCTTCGAATTCTCATCTATACCTGCTTCTTTTTGTTTTTGGTCTTGTTCAAGGATTAGACACTGCTAATGAACTCCCACTGCAAATACGCACAAATCTTCGCCCAAATCTGGTCATGCGCAATCAGTCGGTCCCTCGACTTGAGCAACGGGAAATACACCTTGAACTCATCCAACTCCAGCAACTCAAAGAACTTGTAGAGAATGTAGGAATAACTCAAAAAGTTCGTTCGGTCGTTCGGACAGTACAACAGAAAAGGAGCCTGAATATCCTGAAACATGGTTCGAATCTTCTCCTCAATCTCAGGCGTAATGGTAGGAGGCGGATTGCCATTGAGTCGGGATAGGATGTGTGCACGATGTTCATAATACTTGCTCCGGTTGAGCTTCTTTAAAATCTGTCGAATGTCCTCCTCCGTCAAGTCTGCGATATTCGTAATCCTACGCTTACGAATCTCCAGAATCACCTCATTCATCACTTCCTCGGGAATGATGGTGCTTTCCTTGGCCTGAAACTGATTGAGAATCTCATTCAGATGGTTAATCTTCTTGTAGGCGTAGTTGTTCCGTTCCTTGGGAGGATCGCGGAAACTAGGGAAGTCAGACACAACCAATGCATACTCTTCGCTTCCACATTTGGGACACACCAGAATGCCCTCCGACGAGATCTCCTCACGTGCGACGTTGCATTGCAGACAATGCTCTGTCATGAGCTGAACCACCTCGGGTCCGTTCGATAACCGCATACGTTGGACATACTCGTCAAACATCTGCTTGCGACTCAGACCTGTTTCGGTGGGTGCGACAGGTGTAAAGAACTTGAGAAACGTATTTGCGTCTTTAGGATGGAGCGTAGGAGCCGCCACAGACGAATCCTGCTTCTTGTAATACTCATCCAACAAGTCCATGTTTTTCAAATAATACTCCTCGACTGGATGTGAATGCTCCAGCTCCTCTTGAATCTCGCGGACTCGCTGTTCAAGCTGATTTGCTTTCACTATGTTCGTGATATCGTTCGATGTAAAGAGGCGTGATATTTCCGCTTGCAATTCTTCCATCTCTTGGCGTAGGGACTCCTGTTTGGTTTTGGACTCCTTGAGAGATTGGACGATTCCCTGGTGTAAAGAATCCAGCGTACCGATCGTGGTATTGGAGGAATGAGATTCCCTTGTTTTCCGAATCTTGAACACGTCCATTTA